TGCCTCTGGTTGTGCGAACATCTTTTCTTTCTACTAATTGCTTAATTAAAGGAGTTGGTTTTGGAGTTGTCGTTATTATGCACTTTGGGTTTTCGCCTAAACGCAAAGCAAACATTAACTGATCAAACGCATCAGGATAACGCCAAGCTGCTAGTTCATCACACCACGCTCTATGAAACTGAGGGCCTCGCAATCTATCAGGCTCTGTTGCTGAAAACCCCATTATTATTGAGCCGTTATGCAACCTTATTTCTGATGCGCTTGCGTTATATCCTTGACCTCTACCTTGCAACATACACTGTTCCGGCAAATGCTTTAGAATTCCTGATACACCCTCAAAAGCAACCCGTCTTAAATCTCCAAACGTAGGCGTGACCACCGCGACCCTAGACTCTGGGTTTCTTAAAGCGTACAGCATTGTGTCCATAGCGCCCGTTCTAGTCTTGCCCCAACCCCTACCGGCCAGAATAAGCCAAATATGCCAATCTCCAAATGGAGTTATTTGAGTCGGTCTAGCTGTTTCTAGCCAATCAATGTAGAGATCCGACGTCTTGAGATGCGCGTTGTTCCGCAACTTCGTCAAGTTGTTCCATAATTCGGCTGAAGGCTTCGGGGTTGCTGACATCGGCTGATACCTTTGCGATTTCTTGCGCTTGTCCTAGCGCTAATTTACCTATTTTTTGAGCGTTCCCAGCTACATAAGAAAGCTCTCTTAACTCGCTTGCGGATATAGCCTCGCTGCTTGGGTTGTCTCTTTCAAAAGATATGGCTTTTTGTAATTTTTTGCCGACTGTTGCTAGCATTGCGTGAGCAATTTGTATTGAATTATCATCTAAGCGCCGGCCATCATCTAACATTCTATCCATTCGCTCACGGTCTTGAGCAACTTGTAACTCGCTTTGATATTGGTTTTTTTGCTTCTGCCAATCTTCCTTTGTCGCTGCCCGGTAGAGAGTTGCTCTAGCAACGTCATGCCGTGATACAAGATTATCAACTGAAGGAAACTTTCTGACACCGTCCTCATCCACAAACCCGTGTATGAATTCATTTTTGATTGTCATTTTGATTTCGTCTGTTAGCGGCTTTGACATCGTTCGTTATCGTTTTGTATCACTAAATCTCATCATTTTGATTGATAGTATAGTATACCGTGATCTCCTCGCCTGCTTTTATAGGTCGTATCGTCCATAACTCTTTATCATTAGGGTGTATAAAACCATTGGGATTGTCATTGTGATTAATAAAACCTCCTAACGGAGTTCTTTCTAATTCATTGCCGACCATATAATGTGTCTTCCCTAGTCTCATTCCGGCTCTAATCTCTTTGACACTAAAAACGCCCAGCCCATCTATTTCACTTTTTTTAACCGTAACCCTTTCCGGCAATGGTCTATACACAAAATTGACCACTTTTTAATTTATACTTCTTTCGTGCCGTTAAACATTGGGTGATTGTTATCTAATCCAGCCGGCCCGCTACTCCAAACGTGAACCGGCAGAACCGTCAAATATTTATCTTCAGTTCTAAAATGATGAGGACACATAGGATCTAAAATACACACCATGCCCTCTTTTAACTCTGTTTCTGTTGATTCCCCTGATTGGCCTACAATACTGAACCCGCTTCCTTTTAAAACATAAACCACTCTTGGTGTCGGATGTATGTGATGCACTTGTTCGCTAGTGAATGGCGGTATTGTTAATTGCTGCAAAGTTGGGTCGCCAATCCTTTCTGGCGCAAATAACTGCCTCGTTGAACACCCGTTAACGTAAGGCAAGTTTGTTTTTTGATGCAAATCAACTGTTTTATTGCCGCATTGATAGCCTATGAGCTGAACAGCAAAATGACTAGAAACCTTTTGCCTTCCTAAGATAGCACCCATATTCTCCCAGTGAATTACTTCTTTATCTTCGCTTAGGTATATAACTGATCCATACATTATTTCTTCTGTTTCAAGATCATGTTTGCCCATTTTTGCGCTATACATATAAAGCTCATCTTCATTATTTGAATGAATAGTCTGTGCGCCATTTTCGTAGTAATAAGCCCCGTATTTATTTTTTGTTAAACTATCCATGCTTTTGAAAAACCCTCTTTAGTAATTAAATCGCTGCTAGGTATTCCAACTCGTGAGGCTAAACGAACAACCTCCTCTTCTTCCATTTGAAGCCTATCCATTATTTCTTCTTTTGACAAACCGTCATCAACCATTGTTTTAATGATCTCTGCCATATCTAAAACCGCGTGAGTTCCGCGAGCTCTATTATGGCGAATTGTGCTCATTTTTTGATGAGAGTCATCATCAGGCTTTGTAAAAACTACAGGTATTTTACCATTCGTCATTTTGCTGATTTCTTTATCAGCGCTTACAGTCCATCTGTGAAAGCCATCTACTATCTCATTGTCAGTATTCGCAACAATAGGCTGAGTCCATCCGTCCTCTAAGATTGAGATTTTAAGAAGATTGAGCTCTGGCTTTGCAACTCTATTTGGATTGTAATTGTTTGGCTTTAATTGATTTCTATCTATCCATTGAACCGCAGAAATCGGCTGGCTTTCATAAGTCATTTTCATATCCGTATTTTCTTTTTGCTTCTTCTTGAGTAATTCCTAACTTGATACAAGCGTTTTCTGCTTCAACCGCTAATTGTTGAATAGTCCTTCCTTTTAAGTCGCCTCTGGTAACCATTTTTGAAAGAAACTTCCAAGAAACCCCGCTAACTGGATGGGCTGATGTTTCTGGTATAGGGTCGTTTGTTCTTTTTTTATGGTGACCTATTGCTTGATTAATATTTTTTGTTACCGCCGCTCTATTTGCTCCTTCAAACTGCTCAAGAACTGATTGCACATGATCGCGCCAAGAAGTCTGATCAGGTTTATAACCTGAACTATAAAGCTCAGTATTTCCATACCGTGCTGCTGTTGCAGCGCCGGCAACCCTGTTAATCATTTTCTCCCACATCTCTGGAAAGCATTCCGCATAAACCCAAAGCCCCCGAAGCGGCTCTTCCCCGTAAGGCGGGCATACTCTTTGCTGAAGAAGATGCTCATGCCATTCAGTTTTATTAAAAATGTCATAGGTACGATTGTAATCAGCGTCCTCGATTGAGACTAATTTCCAGACATCTTTTGATGACCAGTCATATATTGGGTACGCGAAGAAAACTCCTTTTTCTGGTTTCGCTATGTAATTTTCTTGTTTTTTCATAGCAACAACTCGATAACGCCTAAGACTCTCTTCTGTTCTGATGCCCTGCACTACAACCTTATTTGTATTTTTAAAATGAGCGACACCAAAATCCTGCATTGATTGCCCAAACTCAAATCGATCATGTTCTGCAATGGCTTGTTGTGGCATATCCCTCACCCATTTCTTTTTCTCCTCTGGATGCCAACAATACCAATATGGCTGCTTGTTACTGCAAGCGTTTCTGTGCTTTATTGGTATGCAATACCACTCAAGATTTACTCTTGGATCTTTTGATACTCTTTCAACGTACTCAATCGTTGGAGGGTGTATTGCCTCTTCGTCATAAAATATTGCGGTTACTGGTAACCTATTTAACTTTTCCGCGACTTTTATAGTGCATAACAAAAGAGCCGTGCTGTCTTTGCCTCCACTGAACGAGACAACCACGTCATCATAAACGCTGTACAAATACTCAATTCTTTCAAGCGCGGCTGAATAGACATCTTGCTCTACATATTTTTTTTTGTGTATTTTAGTCATAAGCACTGACAATAATCATAATTGCTTCCTCTGTGCTTGTGATTTCATGTTCATTTTTAACGTAGTTTATTTTATTTAATAACTGTTTTTTGTTTTCAAATGACATTACTAAAGCAAACTCTGCAAAGCCCTCATCTGTTTTTTTCTTTGGCGCGATTTCAGTTTGTTCTTCATGATCTTCTTCAAAATAAAAACTATCCATACTCTCGCCCCCTTGCAATCTGTCAAAATCAAATTGCTCAAACCCTAACAACTTCAGATCATAACCTTCAGATAATATTTCGCTTAACTCAGCTTTTAACAACTCATCATCCCACTTAGAGTTCTCAGCTAGTTTATTGTCTGCTAAAACATAAGCTCTTTTTTGCTCTTCGCTCCATCCCGTTATTGTTATACAAGGAGCGCTATTCATGCCTAGTTTTTTTGCCGCGTAATATCTTCCATGCCCCGCAATAATTTGCGAATTCTCATCTATCAAAATCGGAATCGTCCAACCCCATTCTGTAATGCTATTCGCTAACTGGTCAACCTGTGTATCCGGATGAATGTTTGCGTTTTTTTCATACAGCGTTAATGAGTCTAAATTGACGGATTCCACTTGATGATTAGAAAACTCAGGCAAAACTCATAACCAAAAATAAAAACTCATTTTCTCCTATTTTCACTGTTTTTTTAAGCGATAAATACGAAAAACCCCCATAAAATGCAAAAAAAAGCCTTTTTTGTGATAAATTAGTTTGCAATAACAAACATGATGACGTACTCTTATAACTGTTGAGAGCAAATAAATTGACTAGGAAATAAAATGACAGACTTGGTAATTACAGACAGAATCTTCGGTATTGAAATAGAATTTTTTGGCGTTGATCACAGAGTTCTCGCTAGCGCCATAAGAGACAAAGGCGTTGATTGTCATGTTGAAGGATACAATCATCAAACCAGATCTCACTGGAAAATTGTAACTGACTCATCATTATCTGGGCGTAATTCAGGGGAAGTTGTTAGCCCAAAGCTACAAGGAAGATTAGGTCTAAGCCAGTTAAAAAAGGTTTGCGAAGCTCTTAACCAAGTCAATGCTCAAGTGAACAGAACCTGCGGATTACATGTTCACCTCAACTCAACCGACATGACTGTGGGTGAAATAATAAACGTATTTGATCGATACGCTCACAATGAGCAGCAAATTGATTCCATGATGCCTGTTAGCCGAAGAAATTCTCGATGGTGTGGAAATTGTGTCAAAGGAACTTTTTCGGACGATCATACCAAGCGCAGCGTGGCTAACGGACTTGGAAGATATTACAAAGTGAACCTTACTAATATTGACAGCCGAGGAAGTATAGAGTTTCGGCAACACTCAGGAACTACAGACTTTGAAAAAATATCAAAATGGTTGTCGTTCTTGATGCAATTTGTAGAAGTAAGCAGAACAGCGCAAACAAGGAAAAACAGATTTTATCATTACTTTAGATTGATTTTAGAAAATGCCGGATATGTAGTCACATACAATCGATCAACCGATTCATGGACGGCAAATCGACAGGGAGATTTTGGCATTGCTCACACTTGCGATTTTACAAGAGATGAGATCCGACAGGTGTACGGAATCAATCGAGGAGTAAAAAGGACACGCTTTAGCCTTAGTATGAAATTTAGAGCCGTGCGACTTTTTAGAGAAAAAAACGTTCGGATATTTAGAGACCCAAACGTTTGCATGATTAACGGTCACATTAATTATGATTATTCAACTGACGAACTTAACACAAGCGAGCCAATGAGCGCTGACAGCTCAACTAACTGGCTGATCGGAATTGACACTCAAGTTACTGAATACATTCGATCAAGAATTAACAACTTTAGGAGATAGAAATGATTACTGAATATTTATACGGAGCTTATGGATCAAATCTAAACATTGGGCAAATGAGATTTAGATGCCCTGACGCAACGCCGCTAGGAAGCTTCAACCTTATTGGCTGGAAGCTGGTGTTCAGAAACGTTGCTGATATTGAGCGGTGTGATAATTCCAGCGTACCGATTGGAGTATGGCGAATAACAGAATCGTGCGAAGAAGCTCTTGATGTTTATGAGGGCTACCCGCGCCTTTATGGAAAAGAGCTTTTACAAATCAATAATATTGAAGAAGCGTTTGGCAGCAATCAGCTAATGATCTACACCATGAACGACCAAAACAGAATCGGAAACCCATCGCCTAGTTACTACGATACTATTGCAAATGGATATGAGGATTTTGATATTGACCCTATGCCTTTAGCTATAGCAAAACAGGATACTAGCGAACGTGTCGCAAAGTTGCTTCCCGAGTCCTTTCGGTTTCCCATCGGCTCTGGGCGATAACCATTGAGCGCTTCTTGTCTTCGGCGTCGATTGAGGCTCTTTGTGTTGTGATAAATCGGTATTCCCATTCCGTCATACCTTTGAATTCTTGATCGGCTCCCTTATACATTGGCTCACTTCTTAATATCGATTCGGCTAAAACCGCTGATTTTTTCTCTCCCATTATTAACGCTTTTTTCTGACTAGCTTCCCAAGCTTTTAAGCTGGCTTCTTTTTTTGCAGCTTCTAAAGCAACAGTGACCCACGCATCTTTTGCTTCCGCCCATGCGTTAAGCGCTTCTCCCAAAGGATCTTCGCCTTCCGATCTTCTGTATGGTATTTCTATGTCTTCGTAATCCACTTCCATTTTTATGCCTCTGGCTTTTTGCCTTTTCTAAACATTCGATAATTGGTTTTTGCGAAAAACTTATTTGACAGAGTGAAGGTTTTCATTTTCGATTCAGACATATCAACCTCTTCTATCTCGCCCCCTTTCTTCAAGAACTCTTCAACTTGATTGTTAAGCTCTTCGCTTTGTTCTGATTTTGATTTTGTCATTTTTGAATTTGGCTCCTCTCTATCATCTTTTTGTATTGTTCTAACCAATCCTCAAGATCAGCAATCCAATCTGAAATCAAATCAATTTTTTTGATGTCATGTTTTTTTAAAAAATCCTCATCAAATTCTATATCCCCAAGGCCGTTTATTATGTCGTACTTTAAGGTTCCGGCAATTTTTGAGAACTTAATAGCCATATCTAATTCCAACTTTGATAATTAGCTTCTTGCACTTTCGGCTCTTCAAATATTCTTTTACTATGATTGTAAACGAAGGTTGCCTCCCCGATCTGTCCATACAACCCCTGCTCTCTAATCTTGCGAGTGATAAATTGCATGGTGTGATTCTCAAAATCTCTATGGACAGTAACAACGGCATCACTCTGATTGTGCCAGTGTGAAGCGCCGGCTATGTCGTAAGCGGTAGGGGGATCGTATGACCCGTTATTCTGGTTCTTTTGCATCTTGGTAGGATGGGCAACAACCCAAAAGACCACTTCATGCAATCTAGCAAATCGCTTACACAAGCTAATCATATCTCTAATATGCTCATCCTCTCGCGTCTTGCTGTTTCGGCTGGCATCAACCTCGTTATAAGGATCTATGACTATCCCGTTTATACCGTGCTTTCTCACAGCGCCGCCAGCTATGTCTAGTATCTTTTTTATATTAGGAATGTGTTCTCTTGTCTCGATAAAATAGAAATGCTCTCTAACCCACGCCAAACCCTCTTCAAGCTCTTGTTTCTCCATTCTGCCGTGAAAATCTTTATCGAAAGGTTTTTGAAGATAAATCTGAACTAACCGCCTTATATGCATTGGGGTTGAGTGTTCCGGCGAAAACATCGCAAACTTCCATTGATTATTTCTTGCTAGCTCAATCAGGCATTGATCCAAAAAGGTACTCTTCCCGTGATTCGGAATTCCTGTCCAAGTGTGGAAGGTTCCCTTCATAACTCCGTATAGCGCATCTAATCCCTTGTAGCCAACGTAGACGGGTTTTGAGTAATTACCGTTATATAAATCGATAACATCGTTTTTGTAGTTCCCAACGCTATACAGGCCGTCTATGGGATAGGGTCTAGCATGATCAACGATCTCTTTGAGTTTCTTTGGGCCGTGCTTAACCAGAACGTCATTAGCGTCTTTGCAGTCTTCGGGGGCCGTGACGTACCAACAGGCATCTTTACCATATCTGTGAAGTAACTCTTTCCTTAGATTTTCACCAGCTTCATCGGCGTCCACAAATAGAATTATTTTAGTCGCCTTAAGCGTATGCGTCTTCAAAGGTATAAAGCGTTTGTCGCCTTCCTTGTATGCAGCCGTTGCCGGCGCTCCATCTGGCAGCGTTGTAACGCTCTTAATGCCGGCTTCCCAACAACTTAAAACATCCATCTCGCCTTCTACAAAAACCACCTCTTCGGCTTCAGCGCAATTTGCATAGTTGTAAAGCGACTTCTTCCCGTCCTTAGTCTGGATAAACTTTTTATCAGGGCTTCGCATTTTAATGTTGTCAGCGAAACCGTTACGCCCATTATATGGGAAGCAGAAATAACCATTCTTTACAAAGATATTGTGATCATCGCAAGTCTTTGGGCTAATCCCGCGTTTAGAGAAAAAACTTAACAAATCATTATTTGTGCATTTCTGGAAAACTGCCGGCCTTGGGGTTTTGATTATCTTTGAGCCATTGCCTTCATTAACGCCACCACTCCAGCCGCAATGATGGCATTTGAAAACAATTGATTCAGGGCTAACTTTTACTGAAAGAGGGTTATCTGATTTTTTATGAGGCGGTTGGCAATTTGGACATTTTGTTTTGTGGTCTCCAATCGATAATTCTGAGGCGTCAATGTTGTATTCACTTTTCAATTTATCCAGCAATCTCATTTAAACTTTTCCTTCTTGGTTCCTTATTATGTATATCTTTAGTATAGGCGGACGTCGGCGTCACCACTCCCCTGACATCGGTGTCCACACCCCCCCTGACATCCATGTCACCCCTACCCCTGACACCAGTGTCAAGACTAAGGAAGTATCGGTTAGAAGTTCCTGATCTGTTTTGCGTTCTCACTAAAGCAAGTTTTTCTAACTCGACAATACAGCGTCGAACTTGCCGAGGCGAGATTTCGCATATCTTTGCAATGTGCGCTTCAGATGGGAAACAACTATTAGCTTGATCGGCATAATTTGCCAGCACAATCAGTACTAATTTTGTTGAGGGGGTTGGGCATTTTTGGAACTTAGCCCAATTCAGTGCTTCAATAGACATTTGCACAAAATGTACTATTTGAATTAATGTGTCAAGTTATAAAAATCGTTCGGGCTTACTTCGCCGTTTGTTACTTTGTTAATTATTAACATTTCTTTTTCTCTAGGAATTCGCTCTCCGGCGCTCCATTTTGCCAAAGCGTGTATCGAAAAGTCTGCGCCATGTGTCCTAGACAGTGCCAAGAAGTCCCGGTGAGTCTTTCTATTTTCTTTTAGCCAACTTGATAACTTCATACCCTATCGTAACACATACACTTGCCAAAGGAACCCAAAACGTGCAAAATGCCCGTGATAAATTGATAAATCAAATGACACTAAAAAAGCAAAAAATTCACAGCCAAAAGTCGATGGCTCGGCTTTCGGATACAGAATGGCCCGCTGTAGGCTGGTTAAGGGCCGCTATATGAATAACCCATTCGACGCGCACAACGTTACGCATTTAAGCGCATCTTCAATAAATGAGTTTATAGCGAACCCTGCTAGATGGATCTTACACGTTTCTGGTTTTAGAGATAATTTTGGCAGTCCAGCGATGTGGCGAGGCATTGCAGTAGAAGACGCTATTTATAAAAAGCTTTATGACCGAAACGCCAACATGAATGATTTGATTAATTTTGCCGGCGCTCAATTTGACGATAGATTTGAGAGCGCACAATCAGACGGCATTGAAGTGAATCTTGCTAAAGCCAAAACAGAAAGAGATTCATTGAAAGATTTTGTAGAAGCTGGAGTTCCAGTATTTGAAAAGCTGGGTCAGCCAACGGCAAACCAAAAAAAAATAAAATTAGAATTTGAAGAAATACCCGTGCCTATTATTGGGTATATCGATCTATATTATGACGGCGTTGTAAGGGACATCAAAACAACCGCAAGGTTACCCAGCAAAATGCCAGATTCAATTTCTAGGCAACTGAGCATCTACTCAGCGGCTTTAGAAGCGATGCCAATTGTAGACTACATATATGTTACCAAAACCAAAAAAGAGGTTGTAACGCGAACTGTGGACGATACAGAGGGGCATCTAAAGGTAGTCAGGAGAGCAGCCAACGCTATGATGGATCTCTTGGCATATTCAAGTGACATTTCTCAAATTGCGCGTTTATTCGTTCCAGACCTAGACGATTGGCGATGGAGCAACAACGAGCGCGAAGAGGCGAGAAAACTTTTTAGGATGAATTGATATGACCGAAGCAAACAACGGGCAACCAAAGCTCGAAAAAGAAGAGTATTTGATAGCGGCGCTAACAGAAGCGCAATCAAACATTCAACACGCAACAGCAGATGGCAGAAACCCTTATTTCAAAAGTAACTATGCAACGCTGGAGCAAATAATAACCGCCGTAAAAACCCCGCTGAACGAAGCTGGAATTTATTTCCAACAGGTAAGTCATCGAGTAGACGATGGAGCTTGCGTTGAAACTTTGTTCTATGGCTTCGGCGCTTGTATAAGCGCGGGTGAGGTTTACATAAAAGCAGACCAGCAAACGCCACAAGCATTCGGTAGCGCCTTGACTTACGCTAAACGTTACAGCTTATCTTTGGCTTGCGGAATCGGCCATCAAAAAGATGATGATGCGGAATCTGCTATGAACAGAGGTTCAAGCTCTGGCAAGGTGAGGCAGCTAAACCCAAAGCCGGATAAAGAAGACCCGCCACCAATGGATACAAGTCTTTTTAAATTAATGAATGAAAAGAAAACGGTTATCGCAACGGCTGACACAACCAAAGAGTTTTTAGATCATTGCAGAACTCATCTATCAAACGCAAACAGCAAGACCTGTCAAAACATTTATGAAGCAAGCAGCGTTGATATAAAAATGTGTTATAGGCAGTCAACAGGGAAAGACAAAGAAAGCTACAAAACTTTAATAACCTTGTTTGGAGGCGATTATGAGTGAGCCAGAATTCAAATCACAAAACGAAGCAGTTAAGTATCATTTGGAAGAGATCGGGCCTATTGATCACATGACCGCTTTAAATCTCTATGGAATAGCTCGGCTTGCGTCACGGATACATGAGTTGAAAAAAGAGTTGGAGATTGAAACGAAGATGGTTAAAAGTGTAATTTCTCGAAACAAGAAGGTGGTTAAGTTTGCCAGATACTCAATCACAAAAGAAGAAAGCTAAACCATACGAAACAGAGATTTGCAAAATCCTGACGGTAAGAGGCATCTGCGGTGAAGTTGCCCCTTATCACGACGGAAAAAGATTTCTTTGCAGCTATCATTATAAACAACTAAAAGCGAGTAGATTATGACAACTGACAATCAAGATACGCGGCAAGGCGTTCGTTACGAGAACAGGCAACACAACACCAACGGAGGCAATATGGAAGAAAGACAATTTGATGACAACCTGAAAGGAGCGTTGTGGGCTGAGACTCAAAGCGAGGTAACCAACCGAGGCCATATTATGGTCAACGGCGAGAAACATTATTGCGTTGTCGTAAAGTCTCAAAACAAAGAAGGTAAAACAAAATATGAGCTAATGGTCAGCGCCGGACTCATACATGAGAAAAACGAGAAAAGCACTGATCGCTCTCCAGACTTGGGAGGCAATGTTAACGTGGCCGGTAATAGATATAGATTTGGCGGATGGTCAAGCGAGACTAACGCCGGACTCAACTATCTGTCTTGCAGTCTTCGGGAAAACGTAGACGCTCCCTTTTGAGAAAACGCTTCAAGTCAGCAAAGCATCTGAACTTTGTAAGGGATTTAGATTGTTGCGTTAGAGACATCTCATGCAACGGCTACACTGAAGCGCATCATTTGATGAAGCCTTGGATTGACGGCAGAGGTATGGGAATGAAGGCGACGGACAAAAACGTAATCCCGCTTTGCCAGTTTCATCACAGACAGCTACACACAAAATATGGGAATGAGTTTAAGTTTTTTATGCAGCACTTTCGCCGAGAAGATTATGGTCAAGCGCTAGCTAAGAAACTCTATGAGGAAAGTTTTGGAAACAGTGACGTATAAAATGACGCTGGTAATTCAGTCAGACAACGGTGACATAGAACACAAGCACTTTGAAGAAATCTTTCAAGGCGAGATATCAAACATCATCGTAGAGTATGACCAAGAAGATATTAAATTGCTTTCGGTGACAGTCACTAAAAATTAGGTGTTTGCAAATCTAATAATGGTTTGTTATAATAAACAGATCTTAAATTGACAAGGAGTGAATTGATGAATATTCCAAAGACCTTAACGCCAGCGTGGTTAGCTGAACGCAAGTATCGACTAGTTGAGATTTTCCAAAATGGTTATCGCCTAGCAATCCTTCACAAAGTTGGGAACAAGTGGGCGCATCTTAGAACGTTAGAAAACCAGCCCATTAAGATTCGTAAGAGCGAACTGATAAACCTAAAGCCAGTTGTGCGAAGGCGCGGCGGCTGGAAGGTTGTAAGAGATGGAGCGATAGCATGATCTCTAAAAATATAACAGTCCAAGTTAGCGATGAGCGGTTAGAGTTTATGGAGCTTGTACACAAAGAGTTTGGTATAAACAAAAGCGATCAAGTTTTATTTATGATCCAGAAGTGTATGGGTGATATGGAACTTTCTGAATATGCCGCTTTTTTGGACAGAGTGATCTCAGAAAAACTTGAGTACACGAATAAGCGTTTTGAGGATATGAAGTCTGGGATGTACGACTACAACCCAACGCAATCGTTAAGAGATTCGAAAGATGAAGAGTTAATCGGGATTTAGCTTTAGGGGTGGGGGTGGACTTCCTAGGTCAACTCTCTCAACAAAACACCCTCGCCCCTTTTTAGGAATTGGTTATGAAGAATAATTGGAAAAACAATTTAGCAATAGGTACAGATAAACTTTTCATATCAGTGGGATCGGGAAGCACTTCAGGGCCGCTTAACTTTGACTCAACAGGATCAACCGCAACACTAAGCGTTGGTTACTACAAAAAAGAAATTGGTAAGGACGGCAGTACAGACTTAGATGCGCTTTTTGAAAATGCTCAAAAGTTTCGATATCAAAATTGCTTAGAAGAAGTGAGAAGGATAAGAGACCTAATCGAGATAATTAAAAACAACAACACGATTGTGGAAGAGGTCGAGGTTCCATACCAGCCCAAGCCTGACAATATGCCGCACCGAAAAAAGTGGAGTACAGGGAAGATATATCGACCAGCTATTTATTTTTTATTTGATGGCGATGAGATTGTTTACATAGGCCAATCCATCAATCCTTATTCACGAATCACGCAACACATCAAAAAGAAAAACTTCAGCCATGTTCGGTTCTTGCCCTGCTCATCTCGACGGATGAATTATTGGGAGCAAAAGTTAATCTCAAAGTACAACCCTAAATATAACGTAACTCATAACAAGAGATACAACGTTACATCTATGAGCAGCTACAGGAAAAAAAGATGAAGCACAAATTCATAGAGCTAACTTGCCCACACTGTCAGCGCAAAGAAATGTTTTCCAACAACAAGGACATACAAGCAACAACCGCAATTAAGTGTCTGCGCTGCAAGGGATATTATGAGCTTGAGGGAAATACAAAACACTTTGAGTTTATGGCAAGATGAATTCGGGCATTCCTAACAGGCGAGTGGTAGCGTCTCTGCAATAAGGTTAGATGAAGTGCGCCGCCCGATCATAAATGTAATTTTCATTTCACGCGCCAATCCGACCAACTACCACAACCCCCCAAAAACCAAGGCAAAAAAAGTGTTGCAATTAAGTTAAAACCGTTTATTATAATAAACAAATAAATTGATAAGGAAATGAAATGATCTACCAAACAGTAAACGTAACGATGAAAGAGATAGACCCTGAAACCCAAAAAGAGGTTTATGTCTTTAGAGAAATTGATATCTCTAACCTGTACGTTCACAACGGTGAAACCAGCCACATAGCCTCTGACCCAGAAGTACAGTGCAAGCTGCTCAAGCAATGGATTGAAGAAA